GTTGCGTGAGGCGCTGGGCCTTTGAGCGGGGCACGCGCGGTCTGATTTACTTTCCTTAAACCTTTGACGGTCTGATGCCTCTCAAGCGGGCAAGAGGCCCGGCATGAGCGGGATCAAGGAGAGCAGCGCGATGATACTGGATTTCTTTCGGCAAGGGGGCACGGCGCCGGACGCAGCGCCCGAGCAGAAGGCAAGTGCCACGGGCCGCGTGATGGCCTGGCATGGCGCGGGGCGTGTAGCCTGGAGCCCGCGCGATACGGTCAGCCTGACGCGCACCGGGTTTGCCGGTAATCCGGTGGGGTTTCGCTGTGTCAAGATGATTGCCGAGGCAGCGGCGGCGCTGCCGCTGGTGTTGCAGGATTGCGAGCAACGCTTTGCCGTGCATCCGGTGCTGAGCCTGATCAAATGCCCCAACCCGGCGCAGGGGCGGGCGGAGCTATTCGAGGCGCTTTACGGCCAGCTCTTGCTGACCGGCAATGCCTATATTGAAGCGGTGGGGGCAGGCGGTGTGCCGGTCGAGTTGCACGTGCTGCGTTCAGATCGGATGAGCGTGGTGCCGGGGTCGGATGGCTGGCCTGTGGCCTATGAATATGCCGTGGCGGGGCGCAAGCATCGGTTCGATGTGCGCGAGGGTGTGCCGTGTGTCTGTCACATCAAGAGCTTTCATCCGCAGGACGATCATTATGGGCTGAGCCCGCTTCAGGCGGCGGCGCAGGCGGTGGATGTGCATAATTCGGCAAGCCGCTGGTCCAAGGCTCTCTTGGACAATGCCGCGCGGCCGTCTGGTGCGATTGTCTACAAGGGCCCTGAGGGGCAGGGGGCGATGTCGGGCGATCAATATGACCGGCTGGTGAGCGAGATGGAGGCGCATCATCAGGGTGCGCGCAATGCCGGGCGTCCGATGCTGCTGGAGGGCGGATTGGATTGGAAGCCGATGGGGTTCAGCCCGTCAGATATGGAATTCCAGAAGACCAAGGAGAGTGCGGCGCGCGAGATTGCGCTGGCCTTTGGGGTGCCGCCGATGCTGCTTGGCATCCCCGGCGATGCGACTTTTGCCAATTATCAGGAAGCGAACCGGGCATTCTATCGGCTGACGGTGTTGCCGTTGGCGATGCGGGTGGCGGCGACCGTGGCGGCTTGGCTGGGGCGGATGAGCGGCGAGGCGTTGGACCTCGCCCCCGATCTCGATCAGGTGCCGGCGCTGGCGGCAGAGCGCGATGCGCAATGGGCGCGGGTGAGTGCGGCGGATTTCCTGAGTGAGGCGGAAAAGCGGAGCCTCTTGGGTCTGCCTGCCGTTGCGGCGGAGGAGGTGGATGGCTGAGCGGGGCGCACCGCCGCCGCGCTATGGGTTCGAGGCGTTCGATTGCGCGCCGGGGCTGCGGCTGGAGGCGCATGAACGGGTCTCGGAATTGCAGACGCGTGCGCTGACCGAACGTCAGGAGCGGATGGAGGTGGCGTTGGAGCGGTTGGAGCGACGGCTGTGGCTGGCGGTCTACGGCGTGGCGGCGGCGATACTGGCGCAGGCGTTTCAGCCGCTTTTGGCGGTTTTGCCGGGGTGAGACAGAGCGAAAAGGATGAGGCGGATGGAAATGGAATTGGGACTGGAGCGCAAGTTCGCGCGGCTGGATGGCACGATGCTGAGCGTGAGCGAGGCGGGGCAGATCGAGGGCTATGCCAGCCTGTTCGGCGCGCCCGATCAAGGGGGCGATATTGTCGAGCGCGGTGCCTATGCGGCCTCGCTCGGGCGATTGGCCAAGGAGGGGCGGCGGGTCAAGATGCTGTGGCAGCATGATCCGGCGCAGCCCATCGGCATCTGGGACGAAGTACGCGAGGATGCGCGCGGTCTCTGGGTCAAGGGGCGGCTTTTGGAGAGTGTGGAGCGGGCGCGCGAGGCGGCGGCGCTGATCGCGGCGGGGGCGATTGACGGGCTGAGCATCGGCTATCGCACGCTGCGCGCGGCGAAGAATGACAAGGGCCAGCGGCTCTTGCGGGAACTGGAGCTTTGGGAAGTGTCGCTGGTGACATTTCCGATGCTGCCCAGTGCGCGGGTGACGGCCAAGGGCGATGCCCTCGACGCCCAAACCCTGCGCGAGATGGCGGCGGCGTTTGACGCGGCCCGCCGGGAGATGGCGCAGGTGTAGCGCCCGACGACGACCCAAACCTGAAGGATGGAATGATGATGACCCAAGCAAAGGCTCGGGCCGGGGAAGATCTGTCTCCGGTGGCCGAGGTGAAATCCGCAGTGGCGGGGTTTCTGAGCGAATTCAGTGGCTTTCGGGCCGAAATTCACAACCGACTGCAACAGCAAGAAGAGAAAATGACAATGTTTGAACGCAAATCCATCGCGCTTGCGCGTCCCCATCTCTGCGCGACCTCGGACGGGTCCGCGCCGCATCGCAAGGCGTTTGACGCCTATTTGCGCGGCGGTGACGATGACGGGCTGCGCGGCCTCGAACTGGAGGGCAAGGCGCTCAATACCGCGATTGCGGGGGAGGGCGGTTATCTGGTTGATCCGCAGACCGCCGACACGATCCGCTCGGTGCTGAGCACGACCGCGTCGGTCCGGGCGGTGGCCAATGTGGTGGCGGTCGAGGCCACCAGCTTTGACGTGCTGGTGGATCACACCGATGTGGGCCATGGCTGGGCCACGGAAAGCGGCACGGTGTCGGAGACCGACACGCCAGTGATCGACCGGATCAGCATCCCGCTGCATGAGCTGAGCGCGTTGCCCAAGGCCAGCCAGCGGTTGTTGGATGACAGCGCCTTTGACGTTGAGGGCTGGCTTGCGGGGCGCATCGCTGACAAGTTCGCGCGCGCAGAAGCGGCGGCCTTTGTGTCGGGCGACGGGGTGGACAAGCCGCGCGGATTTCTGACGCATCCGAGCGTGGACAATGACGTCTGGGTCTGGGGCAATCTGGGCTATGTGCCCACGGGCGTTGCGGGCGCCATTGCCGGGCCTGATCCTATTGTCGATCTGGTCTATGCCTTGGGCGCGCAATACCGCGCCAACGGCACCTTCGTGATGAATTCCAAGACCGCAGGCACCGTTCGCAAGATGAAGGATGCCGATGGGCGGTTCCTGTGGTCGGATGGTCTGGCGGCTGGAGAGCCTGCGCGGCTGATGGGATACCCGGTGCTGATCGCAGAGGATATGCCCGATATCGCGACGGGCGCCAATGCCATCGCCTTTGGCGATTTTCACGCAGGCTATACCGTGGCCGAGCGGCCCGATCTGCGGGTGTTGCGCGATCCCTACAGCGCCAAGCCGCATGTGCTTTTCTACGCGACCAAGCGGGTGGGCGGCGATGTGTCCGATTTCAAGGCGATCAAGCTCTTGAAATTCGCCGTCTCCTGAGGACGCGGCGACGGGGCGAGGGTGATCCCCTCGCCTCGGGGCGCGTGCCGTTCGGGCGAGGCGTTGTCCAACTGTCCCCTCCGTCCGTGCAACGCGGAACGGCGCGCGCCTGAACCACCGGAGGGGTCCGGGATATATGGAGTAGGTCCATGATGTTAATCGAAGAAACTGCGGTGCCCCCGACCGCGCTGCCGCTGGCGGAGTTCAAGGCGCATCTGCGGCTGGGCACGGGGTTTGCCGATGACGATATCCAGGACCCGGTTCTGGAAAGTTTTCTGCGCGCGGCGCTGGCGGCGATCGAGGGTCGCACGGGCAAGGTGCTGCTGGAACGTGAGTTTTCCTGGGCGCTGCATCAGTGGCGGGACGCGACAGGGCAGGCCTTGCCGGTGGCGCCGGTGAGCGCTGTGCTGAGCCTTGGTCTGCGCAACCGGGCGGATGAGGTCGAGGTGATCGACCCCGCCCTTTACCGGCTGGAGCAGGATGCGCATCGGCCCTTGGTGCGGCCTGTGGGCACATTCCTGCCAGTTATCGGGCACGGCGCTGCGGCAGAAATCCGGTTTCGCGCGGGCTATGGAGCGGGTTGGTCTGATCTGCCAGCCGATCTGGCGCAAGCGGTGCTGATGCTGGCGGCACATTATTACGAGTACCGGCATGACACGAGCCTGAGCAGCGGCTGCATGCCCTTTGGGGTGGCCAGCCTGATTGAGCGCTATCGCACGGTGCGGCTGTTGGGCGGGGGGGCGCGGTGATGGCGCGCCCGAGGCTGAACCGGCCCTTGGTGCTGGAGGGCGCGGTGCGTCTGCCGGATGGGGCGGGCGGTTTCACGGAAGTCTGGGAGGCGCGGGGCACGCTCTGGGCCGAGGTCAGCGCGCGCACGGGCCGAGAGGCCGAGGCCGAGGGTTTGGCTGTGGCACGGGCGGGCTACCGGATAACGGTGCGGGCCGCGCCACAGGGGTCGGCATCGCGGCCAGAGGCCGGGCAAAGGCTGCGCGATGGCGCGCGGATTTTCGCGATCCTGTCGGTGACGGAGGCCGATGGCGCGGGCCGATACCTGAGCCTCTGGGCGCAAGAGGAGGTGGTGCCATGAGCTATGCGATGGCAGCAGGATTGCAGGTGGCGGTCTATCAGCGGCTGGCGCAGGATGCGGCGCTGAGCGCGCTGGTGGGCGGCGCGATCCATGATGCGGTGCCGCCCGGTCGGGTGCCGCCGCTTTATGTGACGCTTGGTCCTGAAGAGGCGCGCGAACGCGGCGATGGCACGGCGGGCGGGGCCTGGCATCGGTTCACCGTCACGGTGGTGAGCGAGAGCGCCGGGTTTCAACAGGCCAAAGTGGTGGCGGGCGCTGTCAGCGATGCGCTGGTGGGGGCTGAGCTTTCCCTCGTCCGCGGACGGGTGAGCAGCCTGAATTTCCTGCGTGCCCGCGCGCGGCGCGAGACGGGCGGACAGGCGCGGCGGATCGACCTGACCTTTCAGGCGCGCGTCGATGAGGACGCGTAACCTTTAATCTCTGGAGTGACGACAATGGCGGTACAAAATGGCAAGGACCTGCTGGTCAAGATCGACCTGAACGGCAGCGGCAATTTTCAGACGGTGGCGGGGCTGCGCGCCACGCGCGTCAGTTTCAACGCGGAAAGCGTGGATGTCACCAGCCTTGAATCCGCGGGGGGCTGGCGCGAGTTGCTGGCGGGCGCGGGTGTGAAATCCGCAAGCATCAGCGGCTCGGGTATTTTCCGCGATGCCGATAGCGATGCGCGGGCGCGGCAAATCTTCTTTGACGGGGAAATGCCGGATTTTCAGGTGGTTATCCCCGATTTCGGCACCATCGAGGGGCCATTCCAAGTGACGGCGATCGAATATGGCGGCACCCATGATGGTGAGGCGACCTATGAGCTGGCGCTCGCCTCTGCGGGACAGTTGACCTTTACGGTGCTGTGATCGTGATGGCCAACCCCTGGGCAGGCGAGGTGGCGTTGGTGATCGGCGGAGAGCAGCAGGTGATGCGGCTGACGCTGGGGGCCTTGGCCGAGTTGGAGGCGGGGTTGGAGAGCGGCTCGCTCGTCGATCTGGTGGCGCGGTTCGAGGGCGGGGCGTTTTCCACGCGCGATGTGCTGGCACTGATCGTGGCGGGGCTGCGCGGGGGAGGCTGGCGCGGATCGGCGGCGGATTTATTGAGTGCCGACATCGAAGGCGGACCGCTCGCGGCGGCGCGGGCGGCGGCGGAACTCTTGGCGCGGGCCTTTGCCCTGCCGGAGGTGG